TCTGTTCAACTGCGATGCTGTAACAAACAATGTCTGTGTTTCCATTGCTAAGTTTCTTAATTCTTCAGATACATATTTGTCCTTAATAAACAAATCTCCTGGACTAACTTTTGCACTTATTGGGCTCATCAAATCCAAATAGTCTACAAGTATTGCATCTACTTTTACTTCTGTGTTTATTTCATACTCTCTAACAAATGCTCTTATATCATTTGCAGTAACACCATTTGGCATTTGTTTTACTCTAAACTTACCTGCGCCTTTACCTTTCATACGAACTTTTAAATCTACATCATCCATATTTCTCATAATTTCTTTTGTGCTATATTCACTAACCATAGCATCAAGACGCATACTAATTAATTGTTCGCTTAATTCTAAACTGATATAAACTACATTAAGTCCTGCTAAACTCCAGTTCACACCTAAGTTTTGCAAAAACAAACTTTTACCTGCACCACTACCACCTGCAAAAATTGTAATCTCACCTCTGTTTAATCCACCATAAAGTTTTTGGTCAAACATTTTCCAACCTGTACTTACTGCACCTGCTTGACTTTTAATGTATTGTAATCTTTCTTTTGGATTTTCAAAGTATTCAAGACCTAAATCTTTTACCAAACTAACTTGACTTGCTTCTTTTATCTTATTCTCTACTGCACCATAGTCTGCTTTTTCCAATAAGTCTGTGCTGTCTAATATTGCTTTTTCTAATGCTTTGTGTCTACAAAATCTTTCAAAACTATCCAAGAACCAATCAGTGTGATTAGATGTAAGTCCTTCTATACGTTCTAGTTCTACATTTGTTGTTGCTTTGATTTGGTCAATGGTTGGAATACTACTATACTCTGCACTATGTTGTTGTATAAATTTTACTGTGTCTTGAAATCTTTTGTTAAACATATAAGGTTCAACAATGTTGTTTACCCTAACAAAAAGTTCAGGATCTGTAACCAAGAAATTTAAAAACATTTCTTGTATTTCTTCTGTGTAGTTTTCTATATTATCCATTTACTCTTTTAAACTCCCTCATTAATTCACTAGCAATTTTTTGATGTCCATTGGTTGTTGGATGTAATGTACTGTCAAAATCGTTAGCACACATATGAGTCATAGGTCTCTTAGTCCAATTATCCAATTTAACTTGCTCTAGCAATACACGTTCATAATCAGTTTTAAACTTCATTAATTTACAATGACTATGTTGCGACATACTAGTAAACAAATAAGGCATATCATAGTTTTCCAATATGCTTTGCATTAACAAAACATCTTGTAAAAACTTTACTTTATAATCAACATCACTGTTTAACCAAATATAATTATTAGATGCTGTTGTTAATAGTTTATCTAATGTATTTACTTTTTCTCCGTGGTCTTCTTCAATTTTATCGAAATGTATTCCAAACATATTATCACTTTCTAATTGTTGTATTTGCTCTTGCGTTGCTTCTTCTTTGTGATATACATGTGATTGATTACATATATTGCCCCAAATATCATACTGTTCTATATAACGTTCAAGTCTGTATAGTGCTGTCCATTGTATAATTACACCATCATAATTATCATTTTGTTTTAAATGCTCTAATGTAGTCCTAATAATTTTGTCATTGCTATTACCTGCTATTGCTAAATTTGTTGATTGCACACCTGTATGATTACTCCATACATAATCTGGTGTATCTACTAAATCACCAAATTCGTTATGTATGACATCATTACCGCCTGTAAAACTACAACCATTTATTAATAACTTCATAACATTTTTGCCTTTACTTGATTCTTTATTTTATTATCACTAGCATGTTTTATAATACTTGCTAAAGTAAGTAGTCTACCATATTTATGTACAGCATCAGCGGCGTCTTTACAATCACTGCTCCAAGGTGGAAAACTAATTTCCCAACCTAGTTCTATTGCTTTATCTATAAGTTCCTTACCTGCTTCATCTCTATCAGGACATAGTATAACACGTTTATTAAGTTTGTCTATTAGATGTGCTTGTTCGGCTGTAACACCATTACCTAACACACTAATACCATCAATTAATATTGCATCAAATACGCCTTCAACTACAACTACAACTTCTCTATCTGTGTCAACAAATTTATCAATGTTAAACACATATCCACTTTGCATGTTGAGAAGATATTTTGCAGTTTCCTTGTTGGGTGGGTTTATGTGCCTACCTGTCCAGCCGACTAGTTGATTGTTATACATAAAAGGGACGACTAATCTAGCATTATACATACTATTATTAATATGCAATAGAGGATAGTTACCTAACAAACCACGTTCAACAGCATATTGTTTGACTTTATGGTCATCAGGTAAATCATCTACAATCGAGGTTTCCTCTGGAAGTTGTCTAGTTTCAAATTTTGCCGCAGTATAAACATAGTCTGAATTATCTTCAGTTTCTAATACTTCTGCATGGCGCATTAAATCTAATACAACTTTGTGTATGTCAGTTGCTGGCACACCCAAAGTTTCACATAATTTTTTGTACTTACCACCTAGTTTAGGACTTGGTGCCCACCCAGTTGTAAATCCACAGTTAAAGCAATGATAACTTATTTTAGCATTACTTTGTATAACACCACCACGTTTTCTTTTGTCAGTACACATTGGACAATTAAATGTAGTCCAGCCACTAGGAGTTTTGCCACTATTAACTGGCAAATTATCCATAAGTAGTCTATGTACTTTGTCTACAAGTTCGTGATGATGCATAACAAAACTATTATAACACCAATCTGTACAATGTCAACTAATTTCTTAGTAAAACTTTGTCCAAAGAACCTGAGGTTTTTGCGAATTTAACCCTGACCCAATTGGTGTTGACTTTGAAGTTATAAGCATCTATACCATTAAATGCAGTACTAAAAGGTATTGCAACCTGTCCTGTATCACCTTGTACGTTTATATCATACCAATCATTATCTTGTGTTGGTGTACTAGATAAAGCAGAACCTTGTATTGTAACATTACCGACAAAATCAGTCATGTAAATACCTATAGTGTGCTGGCTATGATTAAAGTTATGATCCTGATTACCATACATAGCACTCGTTACAAATACATTTGCAGGATCTCCTAAATCCGTATTCTGCGTTTGTGTAAATGTAGTTTGCTCTTGTGTTGCTATAGGGTCATACTCTAAACTGCTTCTAATTTCTAAGTCTGAAATAATTCTATCGTTTTGGTTAGCATACAACGGACTTTGTGTTACTCCACCATCACTGCTTTCACTGATACTAATTTGGTATAATCCTGGTGACAAATTTGTTAAATCTCCTGGTACAAAATTAAGTTTTGCTTCTCCTCCTGTACCACTATTAACTAAAGTGAGTTGTTTGAATACTACTCTCTTATTTGTATTAGGATTAATTATACTAGCATATAGTGTTTTACCACTGAGGTTTTGCAATACTCTGTCCCTATTTCTTACAAAAAAGTTTAACTGAGAGTCATAACCTTTATGTACTGTTAGTTTAGTTTGATTCATTGGTCTATTATCCACTGTTATACCGTCCGACGTTAAAACAAGGTCGATTGACGGGTTTCCTAAAATATATAATGTATTGTTACTGCCAAATGACATAATTAATCTTCCATTTATAATATGTATTTATCTATAGTGTTTATAAATATCTAAGATGACTAAACAAGAAGAGTTACAAGAAAAATATCCTTTTTTAACCGGTATAGAATTCAACGGCACAGAATTCGTAGGAATAGTACAAAATAGAGACCAACACATCATTAGTTTTTACGATATCGAAAAATGTAGAAACAATGATGAAAAACGTTTAATGTTAGAACATGCTGATTTATGGTGGTGGGAATCTAATCGTATGCTACCTATCGATGTATTTTTATACCAAGAAATGCAAGACTTTAGACATTGTTTAAGAACATTTATTAACAAAGAAACAGAAATACTGTTTGGTCCTGTTACAAGTATGCAAAATATTTTAAGAAAAAGGATTAAAAGAAGAAGTATTCAGTTAGTTAAGAAGATTCCGCCTGAAGAGTAGTTTCCACTATTAAATTTAATTGCACAATAATCAAAGTTGCATATCCTATTGCATGACTTCTTTTAAAAAAGTAATCATCTGTTTTTTGCCAAACTTCTTTTTCTATAACTGACCAATCGTTCCCAACTAAGTATCTTTTACCTGGTCTTATCATAGCCAATATCATTGCTAGTTGTTCTATACTAGTTGGCATGTGTTGTTTTACTATTTCATAATGATTACCTATATGGAAAAGTTTTTCTACTATTTCTTTGTGTCCAAATAACTCCCACATAGGTTCAGTGTTTAATAATTTATCAAGATGTGCCTCATCTTTTATACCTTCATACACATGATTATTTAAAAAGTCAACTTTGAAGTAACCCATTTCTTCTGCTTCTTTATGGTCTATTGTGCTGTAACCTTCAATAGGAAAGTTTGGAATAGGTTGAAAGTAGACACCAGTGTTGTGTTTTTCAAATTCACCATCACGTTTGATACTAGCAGGAACATGTTCAACAAGTTTAAGAAACTTGTCTCTGTCTGCCATATCGATGTCTACATCAAAGTTAATTTTCATCTATAAGTTCCAAGTACTTTGGGTCCATTTGTAACAAACTCCATACCAGCCATATTGCCCACATATACTTTGTGTGCTGGTTGATATTGTAATGTTACTTTAACTGTGTTCATAAACACTTGTAAGTAATCTTGTGGTTTAAAATTACCTACTTCTGCTTCTACAGTTTTACCATTATCTGTACATTCTACAATGCACTCTTTTGCGTATGTTTCATTCATCTTGTACCTTCATTTTGTCTAACATTTTTTTAGAATTATACAATGCTTTCAAAGGATTGTTGTCATCTAAATCTTTAATTATGTCTAATAATACCATAATGTCTTTTAATTCATCTTCTGTTAGTTTTGTATTACCAATCCTAATAGAATTATCCAACATAGTTGTATCAATACTAACTGTTCCAGAACTACTTGTCATACCTTGTAATGTAAATCCTGAATCTTCATTAATTGTAACAGTATTATAGTCATTTGTCAATGTAATAGTGTCTGTACTATAAGAACTTACATCCATATAATCATCACCCATTTTCTAAAACCTCATTTGCTAGTGGAAAAATTTTACTAATTACTTTTGCTACTTCTTTGGCAATCTCAATGTGTTCCAACTGAGTACCATTTGCACCTCTCAACTCAATATAGTGTACCCAACTTCTTAATGTACCATTGACATACAATCTACTTAATGTATTGCCTTCTGGTAGTACCGCTCTTGCCTGCTCTTTTGCTATACCATGTTCTATTGCCCATGTGTAAGCATATCTAGTTTGCCTAATAATGTCTTTTTGTAATTCCTGCCATTTACTATTAAGTTCAAAGTCGTCAGTAGGAATACTATTTTGTCTATTTTTAGGATCTTGCATTCTTGCTTCTCTAACTACAAACTCTAAATCTTTTGTAGGATCTGCATATCGTTGACTGAATTCTTGAAAACTAAAACTTCTGTGTCTAAGAATTTGTCTTGCAATATCTCTTGTTGTTTCTATTTCTAAACAAACACTAACCATTTCTAATGGTGACCAATGTTTGTGTTTCATCAAATATTTGATAAGTTTATCACTTGTTTCACTATTCATTTGATTGTCTGGGTTACTTACTCTAGCACAAAAGGCAACAAGTTCTGTTGCATTAGCACTATCTATAAGATAACTGCCATCTGATTTACTATAACTTACTAAATTTACCTTCATATGTTTGCGTCCTTACACATTTGTTTTATTTCTTTTACTTCTTCTTTACTTGTTGTAAAGAGTTTCATCCAAAATGGAGGATCTATCATTTCCTCTATCATTTTAACTTGCTCATCATTAAATCTTGCTAATAAGTCATTGCCTGTTTGACTAAGATATATTACCCAAGGACTAATTTTAGCCGCCCTAATATCATGTACTGCTCTACTTGGACTTACTTCTTTAAAATATGTCTGCAAATCTTTATCATTTTCTTCACTCCATTTAGCAAGATAAACAATAGTTCTTTCTAGTGCTTTCAGTCCTGGTTCTTTTCTACAGTAATCTTTTACAAATTTATCATACTGTCTATCAGAAGTCCACTGCTTTAACTTAACACCATTTTTAATTAACCATTCTGTGTACTTTTCTGGTTGTAGCCATTCATTGGTCATACAACTTCTACCAAATTTTGTAAATCCTTCATAGTACTGACTCATTATAAAATCTTCCATACTCTTAGGTTCTTTGGTACTAGTATTCATTTCATAAAACATTTGAAATGCTCTATGTCCTAAACGTATGTGGCTCATATCTTTATCAGCCCAACGTCTTTTCTTTACGCACATGTGGGCGGCAAGTGTTCTTTCACTTGTAAACTCTTTACCACACCATTTGCATTTCATTTCATTAACTCTTTTATTTCTTTATCTGTGTAAGCATGTGCTTGGAAAAATTGTTTTAGTTCATCTTTATCATTTATACTTAACAATAAGTCTATTTCTTCTTGACTGATATGTGGATAAATGTTTGCAATAGCATCTGATATTTTATTTTTCTTTCTTTTACTGTTTGGTGGTTTTATGTAAGGGTGATGTTGTACTTTACCACTACCAACTGCTGTCATCAATAACCATTGTAATTCAGGATATTTACTAACATCTGTAAATTTATGATTTACTAATTCATTTACCATCCAAATGTAATCTGGTGCTTGTCCACCTTGCACACTACTTGCATACCTCATCATCATCCAGGCACTAAAAGCCTTTTTTTGTTCAGCACTTAATCTGTTATACCAGCCACGGTCTTTTTTGTCTATGGCTTTCATAACTTCTGCTAAAGGTATTTGAGGTTTTTTAGGCATTGTTTACATCCAAGTATGCGTTTATATAATGTTGTTCTCCATCTGCAACTGTTTTTTCCCAATCTTTACTAGCATTTTCATCTGCTTGGTCACTAACATATTTAAAACATTTAAAATTTACTTCTGCTTGTTTACAGGCTTTTGCTATTGCATAGGCTTCCATATCTACCACATCAGCGATAATATCCAATACGGAAGTATCACTAACAAAATTATCACCAGTACTACAACACATATCATCAATAGGATCTCCGAAACTAATAACTTTATCTTCTTCAAAAGGTGTTTGACCTAAATCAAAACCCATCTCACAACATATCATATCACGTTGTACAAAATTTTTAATTTGATGTAATCCACTGCTTACACTAACACCACCTACTGTACCAAAGTTCCATACAGTTTTAGGCTGATACTTTTCTATAAGTTTACCAGCAGTGATACCTGCATTTACTTTTCCAACACCTGTAAAAAATACATTACTCCATTTAGCCATGTGTGGTGCTTCTTGCTCTAATGCAATTAAAATTATATTTTCAAATTCATTCGTCATATGATATCACACTAAATGTATCCATTCCGCAATACTCTTGCAGTTTAGCACTTCCTTCTAAAAAAGTCAAGTCAATAACACATGCATAATGCAATGGTTGTACATGAAAGTTTTGTAACAGTTCAAATATAGCACTTGCAGTACCGCCCGTAGCATTTACATCATCTATAATACAAACGTTGCTGTCTGGCCCTAATTTTGCGTCTTGCTTTATGTTTAAGTTAGTTTCAGCATACTCATATGTAAAATGATGTTCATATGTTGGCGGTGGTAACTTACCAGGCTTACGAACTATGTGCAAAGGTATTTCCATATCCAATGCCACTGGAGCACCCCATAAAAATCCTCTGGCGTCAGGTGCCACAATATCTGTAATCTTATTACGCATACAATAATCTGTTAATTTTGTTACTGTATATTGAAATGCTTTTGGTTGTGTAAGAATACTTGTAACGTCTTTATACTGTATTCCTTTAACAGGAAAATCAGGTACAGTAGTTATAAGTTTTTTAAGATTCATAGTCTTCCATTTCTGCATCATACTCTTCCCAATATTCAGAAAGGTCTGCTTCTTCTGGATCCACATAAGGGTCTCTC